AGAAGATGCGGTGCGATGGGGATGAATCCCTTGTCCACGACGTGGCGGCAATACCGTCTCGCCCGTTCTGTGTTTGTCTCGATCTCGCCCCGGTAAGGCGAGCAGACAAAAATCATCTGTTTCATCTAAAAAAGCTCCTTTCGGATTATTTCGAGAGGAGCCATCAAAAAAGGATATTGAAAGTTTCCTCTCAATATCCCCTTGGACAAGATGTGCAGTTTTGAGTAAGAGATTAACGGTTCCTTCAGCATTTACGAGATAGCCTCTTAAAACCCCGTTTGCACCCAATTTCACTTGATTATTTTTCTCTTTTTGAGTAAAATAATTATCGAGAAGAGTAGCAGGAGGAGCTTATGCCATTCATATATGATCGTTTGTGGAAGCTGTTGATCGACAATCAAATGAAGAAAACTGATTTGATAAATAATGTCGATATAACACCTACCACCCTTTCGAAGTTAAGTAAGAACCAAAGCGTGAGCATGCTGACGCTGGATAAATTGTGTTCTTTTTTTTCTTGCAATATTGAGGATATCGTTGAACATCAACGATATTTACCGCGTGAAAAACAACAAGTAGGAACTTTTCGACCAAATCATACTCAGGCAATACATAGGTGGTATCCATATTTAGAGGGATACTCAAAACAGTTTGTTGAAAAAGAAATCTCTGAAATGGAAGATGTTAAAAATGTTCTTGATCCTTTTGCGGGCAGTGGAACAACCATGCTGGTATGCTCTTTAGCGGGGATAACCACGTACTTCGCTGAAATAAATCCTGTATTAAGCTTTGTAAGTAACACAAAAATAAACACAGTTATAAATATAATAAAGGAGAACAAGCTAGATTTATTACTAGACTCAATCAAAAATTTACTAATCGAATTAAAGGAAGCATCTGTCGTTGTTATTAATGATTTTGGTGGCTTTGAAAAGTATTATTCTCAAGAGAATTTATCTGCGATTGTCTCATATAAACAGCTAGTGAACGATATCAGTGATGTTGATATTCGTGACATTTTGACGCTCGCACTGATTTCAGTTGCTGTTGAAACTTCAAAAATGATTAGACGCGGAGATTTGAGATATGCAAAAGGCCAAGAGATCAATAAGACAAATAAAAACTTTTATGACTCAATCAAACAGAAACTTCAAGATATTTATGAAGATATAAAAACTGTTAAGAACATCCAAATGAGTCCAACCATTAAATTATCAGATGATGTTAGAGGAATAAATCAAAGCGATCTCGTGGATGCCGTTATAACCTCACCTCCATATTTAAATGGTACAAACTATAGCCGCAACACAAAATTAGAATTAAAACTACTTGATTGCATTACTCATGAGAGTGATTTATCTTCCTTTCATTCCAAGGGAATCGTTGCAGGAATAAATAATGTATCAGCAGCAACTACAGATGGAACAATACTTGCCGAAGTTCAGCCCTACCACGATGCTCTTGTTCAGGTTGCCTATGATAAACGTATACCAACGATGGTAAGTGAATACTTCAATGATATGCAGTCTGCCATCAAACAATTATCAAGGGCAATAAGGAAAGATGGATATCTCGTAATCGATATCGGTGATTCGCAATTTGCTGGGGTACACATTCCAACACATGATCTGCTTACCAAAATTGCTACAAGAATCGGTTTTAAGCCTATATCTGAAACGGTAATTAGGAAGCGAACTTCTAAAGATGGATCCCAATTAAGCCAAAGAATATTGCGTTTTAGGAGGGTATAATACTATGAATTACAAATCCAAAGGTGTAGATTTTTCGAAGAAAATGGAATACAAAGTACCCCCTTACTCAAAACGTAATTGGGGACATCCTTGGCATTCTCTTTGCTCATATCATGGAAAAATGAAGCCTGCGATAGCTCATATTTTAGTACGGGATTTCACAAACCCAGGAGATATAGTATTAGATCCGCTATGTGGTGTTGGTACAATTCCGTTTGAGGCCTGTTTACAAGGGAGAAGAGGTATTGGTAATGATTTAAGCAAAATGGCTTATATTGTATCGTCTGCTAAGATGAACTACCCTACTCTTGAGGAAGCAAAGAAAACTATTGCAGATTTGCGAGCTGTTGTTAAGGACAAACAAACTGGAGATGTGGATCTATCTCAAGCCGATTTTGGTCTAAACAAGAAAATATCAGATTATTTTGAGATAAATGTACTTAAAGAAATTTTAATTCTCAGAGAGTATTTTTTATCTTTAGACAATATGACACGCGGAGAAACATTTTCTCTTGCATGCTTTCTTCATGTATTGCACGGCAATCGTCCATATGCTCTTTCAAGGACATCGCATCCTTTAACCCCTTACGCCCCTAGAGGAGAATCCATTTACAAAAACGTCGTTGATCACATTGAACAAAAGGTCATACTGTCATTCCATAAGGAACCTCATCCAAATTGGGAAAGAGGAACAGCATATAACTTAGACTATAGAGATCTTCATAGTGTGGCAATACCAGAAAAAACAGTTGATGCAATTATAACTTCACCTCCATTTTCAGATTCACTGCGTTTTTACAGTCAAAATTGGATGAGACTGTGGCTAACGGGGTGGAATGCAGAAGACTTTAAAAATGTAGATCAGAGATTTCTTGAAACTCAGCAGGATACAAATTTAAATATTTATATTGATTTCTTTGATGAGTGCCACCATCTCTTAAAAAGTGGCGGGAAATTAATTCTTCACCTTGGAAAAACTAAGAAATGCGACATGGCAAATGAGCTAGAAAAATTAGCAAAGCCATTTTTTGATACGGTTTTGTTGACGAATGAAAATGTCCAAGGTAATGAAAAGCACGGCATAAAAGATAAAGGTGGCACAATTGAACATCAGTACCTTTTTCTACAAAATCGCTAATTCGAAATTAGGTACTGGCATTCATGTATAAATTTGTGAATATGGTTTGCTTTTAAAGCAATTCATCTGCTTTTCTAATTATGGTTGCTGATATTTTTGAGGATGTCTTAAAAAAATCAAAACCTGTGTCAATGAGGATTCTGTTTCTAAGGGCAATCAACTCATCCATATAGGCCGCATACTTTACCAGAAGATTATCTACGACTTCAGGTGATTTCAACTTCTCAATTGCTTCTGGATTATAAGTCGGCTTACCAGATAAGAGTGAATAATCAATGCCAGTAATTACGGATAATTCTTTTAGTTTTTCCGTACTGTAAAAATTTGATGGCCAACTACCTGATTTTTGACCATTACAATCTCTGCACAATAGTGTTGCGTTGTCTGTTCTCAATGGCCACAAATAATAAACCGGCAATGTATGATCCAGTGGTTTTTCTTTGGCACTGGTACATTGACTTAGATCTTTTCCACAGTTGAAGCATTTATCATGAAATTTTTTATAGATGGTTTTACTTTCAATTTTGCCCACACCAGCAACATCGATTAAAAGTCTTCGTCTCTGAGCAGCTTCTCGATGCTGGTCTGTAATTCTTGTACCATTTTTTATAGCATTGTATATTCTTTTGCATAGTCGACATTCACCTTGGCGACCAGATTTTCTGGCACTATGCTTATCAAAAAATCCAATTGGCTTCATTGTATTGCAGACAATACAATATTTGTACAATTGGGCTTCAGCTATATATTCATCATGCTCAACAAAGAATTCACCTTCTTCTTTTATCTCATATTGCCCCTGTTGATTTTTAACTTTCATTTGATAGTCATAAAATTTTGTGTGGCCGCCAGAAAAAATTTCTTGGCCACATTTGGGGCAAGTAACAAGCCAATCATCTACGTCAAACAAAGTTAACGGCACAAATATGAATTCCGTGCATTCAGGATTAATACATTGAAATCCTTTCCATAAGATATCGCCTTTCCCTTTTACATGATCCGCTCGAATCATATTTTTCTTTTCTAACTTGCTATATGGTTTTCGCCTTGCCATAATAACCTCCTGTTTGCAACTTAAAGCTATTTAATATTCATCATCATCTCGTAATGCTGTCCCTGCCCCATCAAGCGGAAAATCATCTCAAATGTCTCTCGGCATTGGTCTACACACATGCTTCCAGACACATAGTTAAGTCCATCACTTATTACATTTACTTCGCTCGATGCAATGTAGGAGAGCAAGCTACTAGCAACTTGGTACTTCGTAATATCAGATGTGCCGTCTTCCAGCACTTCAATGAACTTCTCTTTGTTTGTCACTAGAATTCTATCCCGCAGATCTGTTCCTTCGTAGCCACAAAGCTGAAGAAAATAATATTCGAGAATTCGTCTTACCACGTTGACCAGCGGAATTTCAGAACTTACTTCCTTGTACTCACTCCAAAGAGCGGCATAAGAATTGAGAACCGGATCATAGTTTTCCAGAACTGTGGGAGCTTCAGATTTTCTCCGAGTGCACAAGCGGACATTAGATGAGTTGTCCGTTTTTTCAACCAGATAGAAAGAAACGAAATGATATTGACCCGCCTGATTATACGTAATCTCTCGATGGAAGTAGGTATTATGAGTCAGAACGAAAATTTGTTTAATATAGTCGCCCCGTCCTGTATTGGCCAAGTATTCTGCATTGTTATGGCACACCTCGACCATCTCTCTAACCAGAGCACTGACAATAAATAAGGTACTGCTGTCCATGCTTGAAACGGGATCATCTATAACAACTATTTTGGACCTCATTGTGCCATCGGAACTTAGCGTCCCTTTGACAAGCTCATTAAAATATAGAAAAGCAATGAAGTTTCCTTCGCCTTCGCTTAGCTTATCCGCAACTGATCCGTTTTCCCTAACTACCTCATAAACATTGGGCACATTGTGTTTTTCTCTTAAAGTAAACCCCTGAAATCCCGAATCACGTAGTAGTAAATTAATACTATCAACAGCCGCAGATGTGTTAATAGTCTGTCTGTTCAATGTTGCTATTTCACTTTGTATCATTCTGGTGGCTTTATCAGCATCCGAGTTTGTTTTTTCTGTAGCCTTTAAATCTTTTTCCAGCCTTGATTTGCTATCCAAATAACTTGACACGTCAGCGTCCAGTAGAAATGCAATATGCCCCCATACTATCTTCTTACATTCATTTTGTTTCTGCTGTTTGGCGTTTACTACATCATTATTCTTTTTAATTTGCTGATTAACTATTTCGATAATGACGGAAAGATCATTCAACAAAACAGATGTGTCCTGAAGTTCAACAGCAATCGTCGGATCGTTAATCTTATCGGAAATAGCTCTTCCGTTTTCCTCTACTGTCTTTACCAGTATAGTTAATTTGTCTTTGTACTCACCGTAGTCAAACTTGGGGAATGGATCGGCAAGATTGTTTTGTAAAGCTTTGATTATACGATCCGCTATTGCTTCGTAATTCTGCTTATAAGTTTTTAGTTGAGTGAGGTTGTCCTCGTATGCAGAATCAAAACAAGCCGCCAATTGGGCTTCAAAATCTTCCGGCAGTTTTTGTTGACAATAAGGGCATTGATTTTGGCTCAATTGATGATAACGCTCATGCCCTTGACGCACCCAATTTGATGCATTGATTTGCTTCATAAAATCAGCAAAGGGTGTGTTTGCAGAGTTAACAATAACTTTTGATAAAAGCGCTGATAAGGGAAGCTGATCAGTCGGGAAAACAAGCATGTTATACGTCCGGGAAGATGCATCAAACGCAGTATCGTAAAGCTCACGCATTTCTTTTTCATCAGCCTTACCTTTGACTGGCGTTTTGCTGACACTAATTACAGCATCAGCAAAAGTTCTTTTCTGCTTTCTGCCGTCCTGTGTTTTTTCAAATCCCTCTCGGATATTCCTCGATTTTTCCCAAATATCATTTTGGAATGTATTTCTTAGCGCCTCGAGTTCAGCTTTTATCTTGTTGATTTCTTCTCCCGATGTTTTATGTAAATTCTGCTGAACCGTCAGTTCCCCTCTCTTTTCAGAAATTTGATTTTGAACACTGATGTTTTGTTCGCTTATGGTAAAGACCCCGGCGAGGTTTTCATAATTCTGCAGATTTGCAGTACGAAAATCATCATCATAAACAAGGACATCGTAGTTCTCTGGAGATTGTCCAATGCCCCATTCAATCCCTACTCCATTTGCAATAGCACGAGCAATGGTTGATTTTCCCGTGCCGTTTTTACCATAGAAAAAATTGATTAGCGTAGGAGTAAAGAAAGCTCCACGGTAGGTTGCAGCATTTAACTCGATATGCTCTATTGGAGCTTTCATTTTTTCTTTCATTTTCCACCCCTCGTAATCAATCTTTAATGCGCCCTTCACGAACCCATTCGTCTACTTCAGAAAGTTTAAACTTATACATCTTACCTGCCTTATAGGCTGGGAGTTTTCCGTTACGAACCCAAGCACGTATAGCATCCTTACTCATGCTTAAGTGATCGGCTACATCTTCTAAGTTCACCCATTTTTCTGATTCCGGTGTCTCGGATATATTTATATGATTGTTTTCCACGTATTTATCTCCTTCGTTAAAATGGGAAAAGACCTTCATCTTTTAGAACTTCGAACAGGCTAATTCTTTTGATTGTCCAGTGAGTGCGATTAAATTCGTTTAAGGAAGATGCCCCTTGGATTGCCAACTTTTCTCGACAGTCATTTAACCTTTGTTGAGGTACTTCCCAGAAATATGATGCGCAAATTCTTATCCCATTATCTTGAATAGTGATACTTGTTATATATCCCAGCCTTGCATTATGGTCATCGTCGGTTTTACCATAGTGATGATTCTCGGTAGCAAAAATGGCTGGAAAAGTTTTTATTTCCTTGATGGCTTCCTCTGATAAACAAGCATATTTTTCTTTTACTGGTTGAGAAATACTTTCGGTTAATGCTCGATCACTTGGAATAATGAAACGACCGGACAATGCATCTTCAACGACGAACAGGTGGTAAAGATCGGTATTAAAAGACTTGGGTGATGAAATGTCACCTGATTGTTCAGAAATCGGAGTGCAGATAATCATTGTATGGTTAAGATTATCTACACGTCCCACCTGCAAATTTCGATCCCCGATTTGCACGTTTGCATTCTCTGGAATAGCAAGAGCTTTAGGATTATTCTTCATTATTTCATTGCTCATCATCGTTACTCCATAGGTCTTTCATGTTTAATGTATCCACATGAGCTATCTGCACATTGTGATTTCCCTGTTGTTGAAATATCGTAGGATTGTATATGGTCTGTTGCGGAGAGCCTTTGAAGGCATTCTCATCTGAGCCCACCTGGCTGTCATCCCACTGTTTATCATCATCTATGACTTCAAAATCGATGGTCCCGTCAGTAGTAGGATCAGCATCATTCTCTGAAACGCCTAAAACTACAAGATTAAAGTTGCGGCTCAGGTTTTCGCCTAAATGTCCCTCATATGATCTTTTCCCGCCACCTTTGGGAGGGCATAGAATATCAAAAGTTTCTCTTCCAATGGTGTTTCCTTCTGGTCGCATTACAGCGAAGTGCCAAACACCTAATAGAAAAGACTCAAGACATATGTTGCTGGCAAGCAAAAGTTCTTGTTTTGTAGAGGTGCTACCATCTTTGTTAATAAAGAACTGCGTTACATCTGAAATCGAATCATCATGATCTATCAAGTCGACGAGTGCTCGAACTAGGCGCTCGTCTTTTTTCATGCTTCCACTTACTTCAAGGAAAGAATGAACGAAATTCTGCATTCGATGTAATGCAGCTTGATAATTTTCTTTTACAACAGAATCAAATGAGAATCGAGCTGCAGAATCAGCAAAGTGAAAATACTGCCCTCCCTCATTTTTACACGTTTTGTAGTGATAAACGTCTCCTTGTAGGGTTTTCTTCATTGTGGGGAGTGGCTCTATTAAATCAGGTACAAGAATCTTAGCTAAGCCAATTAATGTATTGAGTTCGGAGAGGCCGTCCGTACAACCTGCATAGTATTCCTTCGCAGACAATCTCTGTTTGCGGGCTTCCAGTAGTAATAAGAAAAACGTCCCTCCACATAATCTTAAACTGTCACGTTTTTTCATTATTTGTCCTCAAAAACCAAGTCCACTAAGTGAACTAAGTATGGCCTGCCAACTGAACTAACAATCGGATGTCCTTGTGAGCGATCACAGGGACATTTTTATGTCGGCAGTTAAGTGCGATAAGTCATACCAAATACCAGTAAATCGCATATAACAATTATATAACGAATGGGCGCATAAGTACAGAATTTTCCATTCATGCCGACATCAGACCTCCTTGCGATGGCTCGCAAAAAGCCAATCCAAGGAGGATTTTTTATGAAAAACTTTGACAACCTTAGTCAACCCAAGAACCAGCGCTACTTTCCACTGCGCCATCCTGACGACCCAACCAGTGTCGACCTCATCCCTGTAACTGAGGATCAGTACCAGAAATTGATGCGTGACGTTTACCGCATCAGAAAACGTGAGCAAAGAGCGGGCCGCTGTTTCTGTCCTAAGAAGTACTTTTTCACGTGCGATGCAAACTGCGACCTCTGTCATTACCACCGAAACGACACGGTATCTCTGGACGCTCCAATTTCAGATGATGACGAAAGCCTCACCTTAGCTGACACACTTGTTTCCGATACAGACATTACCGCTGAGTTTGAGGAAAAGGAGCGTCGCCAAGCGATACATCTTGCTATTTCCTGTCTCAGCGGCCGTGACCAGAAAATCGTTCTGTTGTTTATGGATGGACTGAGTGAACGGGAGATTGCTGATCAAGTCGGCTGTTCTCAGAAAACCGTGAATAACCGCAAGCGTGTCATCTTCGCTGAATTGCTGGACAAGCTTTCCGACTGGATCTAGCTCACTTTGCCCTGAAGCCTAAAAAGCTTCAGGGCTTTTTACTCAAACCCAGCCTTTCTGTCCAAGGGGGAAGTGAGGGAGACACGATACCAGCCCTCAGAACAGGAGGAAATGCTTATGAAAGCACGACAAGCAATGGACATGGAGCTAATCGGACTTCTGACCACCATCAGCATCCTGTCCAAGCGAATGGCAAATGAACTGGTCAGAAAACGACAAACGAAGGAGGCAAGCTATGAGTCGCATCAAGTTACTGAAAGATGTCGCAGACGACATGAACCAACTGGCGGAGAGCATTGCTGTGCTGGCTAAGGCCATCGCAAGCGACAAGGAAGAAGCAGAAGAACCGGTGCCCCAACTTACCTTATCTGACGTGAGGGGCGTGCTGGCCAAGAAATCACAGGCAGGGCTTACCAAAGGCATCAAGGCACTCATCCAAAAGTACGGCGCAGAGCGTCTGTCTGATGTGAAGCCCGAAGACTATGAATCCCTTTTGAAGGATGTGGAGGGACTGGGCTAATGGCAAAGCACGCAACCTTATCCGCATCCAGCGCCGAACGCTGGCTCCACTGTCCGCCATCGGCAAGGCTGAACGAAAAGACAGCGGACTTTGCTTCAGAGTATGCCCGTGAGGGATCAGAAGCCCATGCCCTTTGTGAATTCAGGCTGAAATTGGCACTGGGAGTGGAGACAGAAGACCCGATACATGGCCTTTCCCTGTATTCACAGGAGATGGAAGATGCCGCAGAGCAATATGTCGACAATATCCTCAATGCCTTGGAAGCGGTCAGGAAAACCACACCAGACCCCGTTGTCCTTATCGAACAGCGGCTGGACTTTTCCGACACAGTTCCTAGAGGTTTCGGCACAGCAGACTGCGTGATTCTGGCAGACAGAACACTTCATTTATTTGACATGAAGTACGGAACAGGTGTCCTTGTCGATGCGAATGAGAACCCGCAGCTCATGCTCTATGGACTTGGTTGTCTCCAGCTTTTTGACGGCATCTATGACTTTGATGAAGTTGCTATGACCATCATCCAGCCCAGGCGTGACAACTACAGCTCTTTCACGATGAAGAAAGACGCCTTGTACCAGTGGGCAAATGAGACGGTCAGACCGATTGCCGCGCTTGCCTTTGAGGGCAAAGGGGATTTCTCGGCTGGTGACTGGTGCAGGTTCTGCAAAGTCAAAGCAACCTGTGCCAAACGAGCCGAGATCAACCTCGAGCTGGCCAAGCTGGAGTTTGCCAGACCGCCTCTCCTCTCCGATAGGGAGATTGAAGAAATTCTAGGACAGCTGGATGAGCTGACCGCATGGGCAAATGACATCAAGGACTATGCCCTGACCGCCGCCAAGTCGGGCCAGAAATGGCACGGCTTCAAGCTGGTCGAGGGCAGGTCAAACCGCAAGTATCTGGACGATGTGAAAGTCGCCCAGGCAGTAGAAGAAGCCGGCTTTGATCCCTATGAAAAGAAACTCTTAGGCATCACAGCCATGACATCTCTCCTTGGACGAAAGCAGTTCAGTGAAATCCTGGGAGACCTCGTCATCAAGCCGCAAGGCAAACCGACGCTGGTACCGGACAGCGATAAAAGACCGGAAATGACAACTATTTTAGATGAGTTTAAGGAGGAAACCACTCATGAGTAAATCTAACCCGATGAAAGTTATCACAGGCAAAGATACACGCTGGAGCTATGCTAACGTGTGGGAAGCAAAATCCATCAATGGCGGCACGCCAAAGTTCTCGGTCTCGCTTATTATTCCGAAATCAGACAAAGAGACACTGGATGCCATCAAGAAAGCCATCGAAGCCGCCTACAAGGAAGGCGAAGCAAAACTTAAAGGCAACAGCCGCACCGTACCGGCTTTGAACGCCATCAAGCTGCCCCTTCGTGACGGTGATGTGGAGCGTCCAGATGATGAAGCCTATGCGAACAGCTACTTTGTAAACGCTAATTCAGCCACAGCTCCCGGCATTGTCGATGCCGATGTCAATCCGATTCTTGACCGTTCTGAAGTCTACAGCGGCGTGTACGGCAGAGCATCCATTACCTTCTATGCCTTCAACTCAAACGGCAATCGGGGCATCGCCTGTGGACTGAACAATCTTCAGAAAATCCGTGACGGCAAACCGCTCGGAAGCCGTGCCAGCGCCGAATCTGACTTTGGCGATTTAGACGACAATGACGACTTTTTGTCGTAAGGAGGAGCTGGATGTTTGCAGAACTTTTTAAGGAAGTTTATATCGTCTTCAATGCCTTTATCTTAGGCGGACTTGCAGCATTCCTGCCATTCTACGCCCTCTATCAATTCGGTAAAGCAGTCTGGAAACGAGTCAAAGAACAGCAAAAATAACTGCCGGGGGCGGGGTCAAAAGCCTCGCCCCTTTGCTTTGAGAGGTACTTATGAAATATTTATCCTTAGACATTGAAACTTTCTCCTCTGAGAACCTTGCCAAGACTGGCGTGTATCGCTATGTCGAGGCTCCTGATTTTGACATTCTCCTGCTCTCTTATGCCATTGATGGCGGCAAGGTACAGACGATTGACTTAGCACAAGGTGAATCCATGCCAATAGACCTCATATCAGCTATTTTATCCGATGAAGTAATCAAATGGGCGTTCAATGCCCAGTTTGAGCGGATTTGTATATCTGAATGGCTGAAGCGGAAAGGCTACCATTTTAAGTGGCCTCTACCGTTTGGCGATGATCCTAAAAGTCTGAATTATCTTAATCCCAAGAGCTGGCGATGCTCAATGGTCTGGTCGGCTTATCTGGGGCTTCCGCTTTCCTTGGAACAGGTCGGCTCAGTTTTAGGTCTTGAGAAACAAAAACTAAAAGAAGGCAAAGACCTCATCCGCTACTTCTCCCTTCCCTGTAACCCTACCAAAACAAATGGCGGAAGAACAAGAAATCTGCCGAAACACGACCCGGAAAAATGGCAGCTTTATAAAGCCTATAACAAACGGGATGTCGAAACTGAAATGGCCATCCAAGCAAAACTCGAAAATTTCCCCATGCCGGACATGGAATGGGATAACTATCACAGAGATCAACTAATTAATGATCTTGGTATTCGGATTGATCAGGAGCTTGCCAGACACGCTATCCGCATGGATGAAGAAGTTCGATCTCAAGCCTTAGAAAAACTTCAGAAATTGACCGGTTTGGAAAACCCCAACTCCGTTATACAACTGAAAGACTGGTTAACTGAGCAAGGTATCGCAACGAATTCACTCGATAAAAAGTCAGTTAATCAACTGCTGAAGACGGCTTCCGGCAAAGTGAAAATCGTACTGGAGACAAGACAGGAGCTTGCTAAATCCAGCGTCAAAAAATATCAGGCTATGATGGACTGTGTCTGCAAAGATGGCAGAGCGAGAGGCCTCTTTCAGTTTTATGGCGCAAACCGTACCGGACGATTTTCCGGGCGCTTAATTCAATTACAGAACCTGCCAAGAAACAAGATGGATCATCTGGAAGAAGCGAGAACGCTCGTCAGGCAAGGCGAACTGGATGCACTGGAACTGCTCTTTGACTCCGTACCGCAGGTTCTGTCTGAACTCATCCGTACTGCCTTTGTACCAAGAGAAGGAAGCATTTTTCTTGTTGCGGACTACTCCGCCATTGAAGCGAGGGTTTTAGCTTGGCTGGCAGGAGAACGCTGGCGTATAAAACTCTTTGCCGAAGGCGGAGATATCTACTGCCAGTCAGCCAGCGAGATGTTTGGCGTGCCGGTTGTGAAACATGGTGTGAATGGTGAACTCAGGCAGAAAGGCAAGATATCAGAACTGGCCTGTGGCTATGGTGGCTCAGTCGGTGCCCTTAAAGCGATGGGTGCATTGGAGATGGGACTGTCTGAAGACGAGCTGCCTGGGCTTGTTCAGTCTTGGCGAAGCTCCAATCCCAAGATAGTGCGTTTCTGGTGGGATGTAGACAGCGCCGCCAAGATAGCTGTTAAAGAACGACGAAATACTGATGTCCAAGGTATCGGCTTTCGTTATCAAAGCGGGATGCTTATCATCACACTTCCTTCCGGCAGAGAGCTTTTCTATGTCAAACCTCGCATCGGCGAGAACCGCTTCGGCGGTGAATCCATCACCTATGAAGGCGTCGGTACTGGCCGTCGCTGGGAGCGCCAGGAAACCTACGGCGCAAAACTTGTAGAAAATATCGTTCAGGCCATCTCCAGAGACATCCTCTGCTCAGCCCTTCAAACCTTCAACTATTCCGACGTCGTCATGCATGTCCACGATGAGGTTGTAATTGAAGCCGATCCCCGTATGTCGGTTGAAGTGGTCTGCAGACAGATGAGCCGAACACCAGAATGGGCTTCCGGATTAAAGCTTGATGCCGACGGCTTCACCTGCAACTTCTATCAGAAAGACTAATTACTCAAAAACGCAGGTTCTGTCCAAGGGGAAAGTGAAGGGAGTCCTCCCTTACATCAAACCTTGGAGGAACAAATCATGTTTTATACGAAACAACCTATCGGAGAAGACAGCGAATTCATCACCTACATCACGGACGAAAACGTCTATACCACCTGCCCTCGCTGCGGATCAGAAGTACCCGTAAACCTGGCCGATGTGTTTCGTGACGAGGACAGCGATTTATACGGCACGGCCGTCTACTGTGACAAATGTGCCAAAGCGTGGCTGCAAGAGAAGCTCGGCGGTGCGAGATGAACGAGCAAGAACGGGAAGCCATTGCTTTACGCAGAGAGCGTGGTGAACCCATCAATAAAATTGCAAAAGCGCTGGGCTTGAACTATAACACCGTGAAGTCGTTCTGCCAGAGACAAAATATCTCTATTCAGAACGATGATGCAGGTGTATGTGAAAACTGCGGTAAGACACTACCCATCTATCAAGGAGGAAGACGGAGACGCTTTTGTTCGGATAAGTGCCGTCATAGTTTTTGGAGCAAATGGGAGAAGTCCTATCAGAAAGAACATATCTGTCCGACCTGCGGTGTGACCTTTAAAGCAAGATCAAACCGCAAGTACTGCTCCCACGCTTGCTATATCAAAGACCGCTTCCGGGGTACTCGAAATGAATGAACCTTGGAAACAAGAAGCAGATTATCAACTGACAGATGGCATCCTGAATACTTTACTTAAAAGAGGGCTTCTTACCATCTCAGAGTATAAGCGCTGTTTGCGTGAAATTCGTAAAGAAATCAATCCTCCTGTCACGCTTCTTCGCAGTGATCAGAAAGTCTAAACTGCCGGAAACATACCCGTTAAATAGCTGAAAAGCCTTGATATAAGTGCGTTTACGAGCAAATATGTGATGGAAAGGAGACACTGAAATGGACGTTACAAAAATCCCGGCTAAGCTGCCGGGAAACATAGAAAAAGAAAAGGTTGCGGCTTATGCCAGAGTCTCGACCAAGAGCGATGCTCAAATTCATTCACTGGATGCTCAGATTGATTATTACAGGAAAAGGATCAATGCACGTGCTGACTGGAGTTTTGTCGGTGTCTTTGTTGATGATGGTCTCACGGGCACAAGAAGTGATCGCCCAGGACTCGAAGACCTTTTGGATCATTGTCGTAGAAAAAAGATTGACTTTGTCCTGACCAAATCGATCTCACGCTTTGCCCGAAACACTGTCGACCTTCTGGCCATAATCAGGGAACTAAAAGAACTTGGCATTGCTGTATTTTTCGAGCGGGAGAAAATCAACACTCTGACTGCCGACGGAGAACTGATGCTAACGCTCCTTGCATCCTTTGCCCAAGAGGAAAGCCGTTCCATGAGTCTTAATAAACGATGGAGCATTCATAGGCAGTTTTCTGAAGGTGAGCTGGCAGGCATGGCTCATCTCTATGGCTATGATGTTGTCGATGGAGAGCTGATCGTAAACGAGCATGAAGCAGAGATTGTCCACATGATGTACGAGGATTATCTAAGCGGTATGCAAAGCTCGGAAATCGCAGAAAAACTTAACCGCATGGGTGAACCCAGAAAGCGTGGTGGTAAATGGAAACCGAGAGACATCACAAATGTCTTCAGAAACGAAAAACATACCGGGAACGCCCTGCTGAATAAGCGATATGTGCTTGACCCTATAACGAAGCAAACAAAATACAACCATGGTGAACAGCCTCAATACTATATTGAGAATTCCCATGAAGGCATTGTTTCACAGGAACTTTTCGATGCCGTACAGGAAGAAATGAAGCGCAGAAGCCCTAACAAGGAAGCACCAAAACCTCATAACAAACCATTCACGGGCATGATCTACTGTGCCTGTGGAGCGAAGTTCCAACGTAAGAAGTCACCTGTTCGGGTGTTTTGGCGCTGTGGAAGAAATCTTGGCTCATACGGTGGTCACTGTTCCATGAAAGGCATCCCCGAAGAAACCCTCGAGTCGCTTTGCTGCGATGTTCTTGGAATATCTGAATTTGATGCAAATACCTTTAGAGAATGCGTAGAGCGGATCAATATCACAGGAGACAACGAACTGACCTTCCTTTTGAAAGACGGAAGGGAGATTCAAAAAACATGGAAGGACCGCTCACGCTCAGAGTCATGGACACCAAAAATGAGAGCAGAGGTCAGTCGCAAGAATAGAGAGAGGGCAAAACATGGCAAATAAGAAAATAACAGTCATTCCGGCCAAGACTCGCCCTGAAACGATCATCGGCTCAGCTGAGATTTTACCAAAGAAGCGAGTTGCAGCTTATGCCCGTGTTTCAACCGATATGGACGAGCAGCTGAACAGTTATGAAGCCCAAATCAGCTACTACACCGAACATATTAAGAAAAACCCCGAGTGGACTTTCGTTAAGGTTTACACCGACGAAGGTATATCGGGGCTGATGACGAAAAAACGAGAAGGCTTTCAGACTATGATCAAAGATGCCCTTTCAGGCAAAATCGATCTCATTCTGACCAAGTCCGTATCCCGCTTTGCCAGAAATACAGTTGATACGCTGACCACCGTCAGGAAACTAAAAGACAAAGGCATCGAGGTCTATTTTGAGAAAGAAAATATCTGGACAATGGATAGTAAAGGCGAGCTTCTCATTACAATCATGTCGAGCCTTGCCCAGGAAGAGAGCCGTTCCATTTCAGAAAACGTAACCTGGGGGCAAAGAAAGCGTTTTGCAGATGGCAAGGTTTCTATGCCTTACAAGCAATTTTTAGGCTACATGAAAGGTGCTGACGGCAGACCCGAAGTTGTGCCGGAAGAAGCAGAAATCGTCAGGAGAATTTACCAGGAGTTCCTGCTTGGCATGACATATACAGGAATCGCTAAGGAGCTTGCTAATGACGGGATCTTGTCGCCGGGGGGCAAAGAAACCTGGAGCAGTTCGACAATTAAGAGCATCCTACAAAATGAAAAATATAAAGGCGATGCCCTTTTACAGAAACGCTTCACCGTCGACTTCCTGACGAAGAAGCAAAAAGAAAACGAAGGCGAAGTGCCGCAATACTATGTGACGGGCAGTCATGAAGGCATCGTCAGTGACGAGATCTTCGACATGGTTCAGGTGGAAATTGAGCGCAGGAAGAAATACAAGATCAACGGTTCCTCGCAAAACTTCTTCTCTGGAAGGATTCTCTGCAGCTGCTGCGGCGAGCCATTTACCAGAAAAGTCTGGCATTCTAACTCCAAATACAAACGCTACATTTGGCAGTGCGGCAAGAAGTATGCGGGAAAAGAACCCTGCGCCACACCACACTTTTATGAAGATGAAATCGAGTATGCCTTCTTTAAACTGCTGAGCAAACTTTACAGCCATAAAAGCGATGCCCTGGAAACCTGCAATGTAGTAATTAGCAAAGTGCTGGATACAAAAAAAGATAAAAAGCGTGCTATAGAGTTAGAAGCAGAACTTGACGACGCCTATCGTGAACTCAGCGAACGCCTCCGCATCATGGGACGACATGCCGAGGATACAGAAGCAGAGCGAGCAAGCTATGAAAATACTTTGCAAGACTACGAGCAAAAATCAGTAAAGTTAGAAAAACTGAAAGAGCGTATATCCGATAAGGATAAACGCCGCTTCAACTGCATCTGTTTTATTGAAAAACTGAGCAAACTCGAAGAAAATGACATAGCCTTTAACGAGAATCTCTGGATCAGCCTTGTAGATTATGTGACAGTGCCCAGTGATGATGAGAAAGCGTTAATATTTCATCTGAGGAGCGGTGAGGAGATCACGATCTTGATATGCTAA